CAACAGTTTGGTGCTTGGACAGGTGGAACTGCTGGTTCTATTACTGTTAATGGCTCAAACCAAGGTCTTGCATCAGGATGGGCACAAACATCTACGATCAACATCACAGCTACTGCTGCTGGTGCATTGAATCAAGGTGATGTGATTACTTTTGCAGGTGTGTACGCTGTTAACCCACAAAATCGTCAAGCCTATGGCAATAACAAGTTGAGAAACTTTGTTGTTACATCTGCTGTCACTTTGTCTAATGGCAATACATCAGTAACAGTTAGCCCTGCATTGATTTATGGTGGTCAGTTCCAAAACGTTACAGCATCTCCCACAAGTGGTGTTGCAGTTACTCCTTTCTCAATTGGAGTTTCTGGTTCTGGTACATACTCACCACAGAACATTATGATGCACAGAAATGCGTTCACCTTGGCGGTGGCGGACCTCGAATTGCCTGAAGGTGTCCATTTTGCTGGTCGTGCAAGCGACAAAGAAATTGGCCTCTCAATGCGTGTGGTCAGGCAATACACGATTAACAACGATAGCATTCCAACTCGTTTGGATGTGCTCTACGGATGGGCGCCACTCTACCCTGAGTTGGCTTGCCGTATTGCAGCTTAATTAACAATTTAAGGAGTATTTAATTATGAGTAATCCCGGACCAGCAACCACAGTCAGCAATCACCCACAGAACTTGGCTACAAACCAAGCCTTGCGTTTGATTGCTTCAGCTCAATCAGTTAACTTGGCCTACGCTGGTGACACAGCAATGGCTCTTGTCGATGTGAGCAAATTCGTACCTGTTAGCGTAATCATTACCAATGGCCTTAACTCTAGTGGTTCTACAACCACTATTGCTACTGCTACTGTTGGTGTTTACACAAACACAGGAGCAACTGGAACAACAGTATTGACTACTGCTGCTTTGACAAGCAACACAGGTGGCCCTTATGTGACCATTTCTGCTGCAACAAATCCGAACACAGCTATATCTAGCTTCAGCAATTTATATGTAAATGTTGGAACTACGATTGCAGCTACTTGTGACGTATTTGTTTATGGCTACGACCTCACATTTTTACCTTAATTTGTGAGTAAATAAGAAGAAGGCCATCCTCAAAAGGGATGGCTTTTTTCGCTTTTCAGATACAATAATCCAAAAGGAGTTTTTATGTCATTACAAACTACGATCCTAAGAGGAAATATCCTCAATTCCTTCCTTGTTTACCCAACATTGACACCTGCAGCAGTCTCTGGTTCACAAGCAACGCAAACATTTACAATCCAAGGCCTTTTGCCTAATGACTTTGTAAATATTTCCTTGCAAGGTGCTCAGACTACTGGTGTTGGTATTGCTAATGCTTGGGTATCTGCTGCTAATACTTTGTCAATTCAATTTACAAATAGCACAGGTTCTTCTGCAACTCCTGCATCTGGTGTTTATACATTGGGTGTGGATCGTTTGGAAGGCACAATCCTTCCTACTAATGCAGTTTAATCATGGCAGGTTCAACAGTCCAACGTAATGCTGGTCAAACAACTGCGTTATCAGTTACAAGCACGAGCCATGCCTCGACTTTGATTGATGACACAACGAATGACCAGATCAACTACGCATCTTTCTTGAACACAGGAGCAAGCCCCATTGCTGTGAAGTTTTCTAGCTTCTCACCATGCCCTGCTGCTGTGTTTCCTGTAGATGGTTCAACACTTGGCGATTTCGTTCTTCCTGCAGGAATGTCATCTCCATTGATTCTAGCAACTCCTACAACTCCCTTTTACATGACTGCTATCAGTAACTCAGGTACTGCTGGTATTCTGTATGTGACACCTGTAGGTGACCAAAGTTGATTATGGGGGGTGCAATTCCCCCCTTTTTTTTAGGGTAGATTATGAGCAACAGCATTGCTAATACAGTAACAACCAACATATTGCCTGTTCAGGCACTATATGACCCAACAACTTTGGCCTTTATTACTTTTATTGGCCCTGCTGGTTTGCCTTTTACATCTGCTGCAGGTGGTGTTTCTAGTGTCAATGTCTCAGGAGGCACAACAGGACTCACAACTACTGGTGGCCCTATTGTTTCAAGTGGAACAATTACAATTGGTGGTACTTTAGCTGTTACCAATGGTGGAACTGGAGCTACAACTAACGCAGGTGCTCTAAATAATCTATTGCCTACTCAGACAGGCAATTCAGGTAAATACCTGACAACAGATGGAACTAACGCATCTTGGGCTACTTCTGGTGGTGGCTTGACCATTGCATTGGATACAACTACCAATGCCTCAAGATATTTGACATTTACAAGTGCAACAAGTGGTGTTGTCAGTACAGAAAACGTAAGCACATCACTTTACTTTAACCCTTCAAGTGGATCATTGACTGCAACTACTTTTGTGGGTGCTTTGACAGGAAATGCCACAACTGCAACAAGTGCAACGACATCAACTAACTTAGCAGGTGGAGCTGGTGGCTCGATTCCTTACCAAACAGGCTCAGGAGCAACGACTTTCCTAGCTGCAGGAACAAATGGACAGTATTTAACATTGTCTGGTGGTGTTCCAACTTGGGCAAACATCACAACAGTTAGTTCATTTAGTGGTGGAACTACTGGACTAACCCCAAACACAGCTACCACAGGTGCTATAACGCTTGCTGGTACGCTTGCAGTCGCAAATGGTGGTACAGGTGTTACCACAAGCTCTGGTGCTTCTAGCGTTGTTTTAAGAGATGCTAACGTAAACACTAGTGCAAATGATTTTTACGAAGGTTTTACCAACGTAGCTGCTGCTGGTACAACAACTACGCTAACTGCTGCATCAACTCCTAACTTTGTAGTGACTGGCTCTGGTGGTCAGACATATAAGTTACCTGATGCAACAACATTGCCTACTGGTGCTATATACACTTTTAACAACAATCAAACTTCAGGTGCAATTACTGTTCAAAACAATTCATCAACAACGATTGTTTCTGTGCCTTCTGGTGGTTTTGTTGAAATTATTCTTTTAACCAACTCAGTAGCAGCAGGAACATGGGATTATCACTTCCAAGCACCTGCTAACGTATCTTGGTCAACCAATACGTTGAGTTATGCTGGTTCAATTACCAATGCAACATGGAATGGAAATGTTATTGGTGCGATTTATGGTGGAACTGGTCAAACTAGCTACATAACTGGTGATACTTTGTATGCAAGTGCTTCAAATACGCTGTCTAAACTAGGTATTGGTTCTTCAGGACAAGTTTTGACTGTTGTGAGTGGTGTTCCAGCATGGGCTAATACGACTGTTGCAACCACAATTACTGATGACACAACGACTAATGCAACTCGTTATATCAACTTTACAAGTGCTACTTCAGGCACTTTAAGTACGATTTACACAAGTTCTACCAAGTTACAGTACAACCCTTCAACAGGTGCGTTTACTGCTCCAACATTAACACCAACAAATGCTTTGGGCATTAGTTATGGTGGAACAGGACAAACAACTGCTAGTGCTGCTTTCAATGCTTTGTCTCCAATTACAACAACTGGTGACTTAATCATTGGAAATGGTACAAATAGTGCCACTCGATTGGCTATTGGTACAAATGGCTATGTTTTGACTTCTAATGGTACGACTGCATCATGGCAAGCTGCTACTGGAACGTCAGCAACATATACTAGAACATCTTTTACTGCTACAGCATCACAAACCACATTCTCTGTAACTTATACAGTTGGTTACATTCAGGTGTATTTGAATGGTGTTTTATTAAATGCTTCTGACTACACAGCAAGTAGTGGCACATCTATTGTCTTAGCGGTTGGCGCTAACTCAGGAGATATTTTAGAAACCATTGCATACAATGTTGTTTCTTTAGGAACAGCTACGAGTTCAACCAATATTGCTGGTGGGTCTGCTGGTGAAGTTGTTTACCAATCAGGCTCAGGTGCTACTAGCTTTACAGCAGTAGGTACAACAGGTCAGGTTTTGACAAGCAATGGTACAAGTGCTCCTACTTGGTCAACATTGTCATACCCATCATTGAGTTCAGCGCAAACATGGACTGCAACTCAGACGTTCAATGGCTCATCAAGCACATTTAGTGCAGTGATGTTAAATGTTGCTGAAACTGTTAATGTCGTTGGGTCAGCACCATCTAGTACAACTAACTTTTATGTTCAAAGTGGATCAGTTCAGTATTACACAACCAATGCTGCAAACAACTGGACTTTAAACATTGCATTTAGCTCTGGAACATCACTTAATTCAGCAATGTCAACTGGACAATCAATGACTATTGCCATGTTATCAACGCAAGGGTCAACTGCTTATTACAATTCTGCTGTAACAATTGATGGAACATCAGTAACACCTTATTGGCAAGGTGGAAGTGCTCCAACAAAAGGCAACGCAAGTGGTATTGATGTTTACACTTATACAGTTATTAAAACTGGAAGTGCAACATATACTGTTTTAGCATCACAAACACAGTTCTAATATGCCAAGTATTATTAACATTGGATCAATGGCTGCTACTGGTTTTGGTTTTACCAAAACTTCATTGGGTGGTGCAAATTATTTTTTAGGTGTATTTACTTATCCAAGCACAGAAACACAAAATGGTTCAAATTACATTACTTCAGATTCATCTGGAAATCTTTATGTAGTTTTGCAACTTGAGCCTATATCAACTGGTTTAAATTATATTGTTGTTATCAAATTAACTCCTAGTGGAACAATTGTTTGGCAACAGAAATTTTATAATTCAGTAGACCAAATTTTTGCAAATAGCATTACAGTTTCATCATCTGGATATATTGCAATAAGTGGAAATTATTATCTTAACTCTGCGGCAAATCTTTATCCATTTCTTATTGTTCTTAATAATTCAGGATCGTTGCAATTTTCAAGATATTTAACTCCTTCAAGTGGAAGTAATAATGGATATGACGCACAATTTGATTCATCAGGAAATGTTTATTTGTTAGGTTCTTATCAGAATTCAGGCGGTTATAACAAAATTGGAATAACAAAATTTAGTTCTTCTGGAACTAAAACATGGGATTATTATTGGAGTGATACTTTTACAAGCACAAATGGATTCAATGCTCAATCTTTCATTCTTGATTCAAGCAATAATATAAATGTTGCAACTGAATATAATGTAAACGCATATTCACAAGGTGGAATTTTACAAGTAAATTCAAGTGGTACTGAAACTTGGGAAGATGTATATGGAAGCACATCAAGTAATTCTAAACCGTTGCAATCTTTTGGTTCTGGCGTAGATTCTTCTAATAATGTTTATGTTACAAATCAGGGTGGCTATAACAATACTGGAGCTGTTTTAAGTGTTATAAAATACAATTCAAGTGGTACAACGCAATGGACTTCTGCTTGGTTAAATAGTCAAGCATTTTCACAATATGTGCAATCTTCAAATGGAAATGGTGCAACGGATAGTTCAGGAAATACATTTGTAAGTTTTTATTATAGTTTAGCTTCTAATCACAGTACAGTTTACGGTGGATGGGTTAAAGTCAATTCTTCTGGGTCTTCAGTTTTTGGAAGATATTTAGGTGTTGGTGCAAATAACATATTAAATATAAATAAATATAGTATTTCACCTACTGGAGATATTTATTTTAGTTTTGTTGCTACACCAATACTTGATTCAGGTAGAGATCCTAATCCTTGCATAGCAGTATTGCCCGGTGATGGATCGTTAACAGGAACATATACGCTTTCTGGGGCTACATTTACTTATGGTTCACTTTCTGTAACAAGTGAAACTTTTACACCGCCAAATTTAGGTAGTATTACTTCAAGAGGCACAAGTTCACAAACAAATACCACTCCAACAGTAAGTTCTACTACTGGATCAACATCATTAACAACCGTTGTCGTATAAGGAATAAATCATGTATGCAAAAATAAAAGATTCAGCACTTGTAACTTATCCTTACGGATGGGGTGAATTTCAGGCTGATAATCCATATACAAGTTATTCACCAAGTGTTGATTGGGTTTCTTTATTTCCAACAACAACAGTTGGACAAGAAGGATATACGCTTGTTGCGGTTACACAAGTAACACAACCAACTATTGATCCAACAACACAAAATATTGCTGAAGGAACACCTGTTTTAACAAATGGTATATGGACTCAAGTTTGGAATGTTACACAAGCAAGTTCGGAAGAAGTTGCACAAAGAAATGAAAATCAAGCATCCTATGTTAGAAAACAAAGAAATGCTAAGCTAACTGCTTGCGATTGGACACAAGCACCTGACAATCCAATGGCTAGTGCAACAAAAACTGCTTGGGCTACTTACAGACAAGCATTGAGAGATTTGACCAAAGAAGCAGGATTTCCTTGGACTATGACTTGGCCTACTGATCCTAATGGAGCTAAATAATGACTATTCCTCGCAATCTATCATTTCTAGCAGAAGGTGCTAGTTCAACTGGTGTATTGGGTACTGCTAATGGTGGTACTGGTCAAACTAGTCTAAGTTCTGTTTCTGTTGGAACATCAACAAATCTTGCTGGTGGTAGCGCTGGAGTTATTCCTTTCCAAACAGGAAGTGGTGCAACTTCTTTCACTGCCGCTGGTACTTCTGGGCAAGTGTTGACTTCTGCTGGGTCGGGAACTCCTACTTGGTCTACTCCTAGTGCTGGTGCTATGACGTTGATTAGTACACAAACTGCTAGTGCAAGTTCTTCAATTATTTGGACAGGATTAAGCACTTACGATAAATATATGTTGATATTTGGTGGAATTACTGTAAGTTCTACCGCTTTTGTTATTATTCAAATTGGATATGGCTCTACACCAACATATAACACAAATAATTATCAAGTTTGGGGATTTTATGCAAATAATAGTACAACTGGAAATGGATGTGGTGGCCTTTCAAGTGCTTATCCACTTGTTTGTGAGTCAATAGGAAATTTTATTCCTGCAAGTGGGAATGCTCTATTTACAAATTTCTTATCAAATAATTCAACATTTCCTGCATCTATGAATGGATTATCTAGCTATTACGACAACAGTTTGGGTTACTTAGAAACTTCATTTTTTGGTGGAACTCAAACATCACATTCAGGGCCAGTAACTTCATTAAAGATATTAACAAACAATAGTGCAACTTTAACAACTGGATCTTTTTCTCTTTACGGCATTTCATCTTAAGGAACAAGCATGACACTCAACGATCAAATCATTGCTTACTTAACAGTCAACAATATTACTTTTAATGCTGGTGATTACCAAACAGGACAGCCTGAAGGTCAAGCAGATCAAATCCTTCATTGGGATGCAAAACTAGGAACACAACCTACACAAGCCCAATTAGATTCTGCTTACACAACATACCAAGCAAATTTAACTGCTCAAGCACAAGCAAAAGAAGCTGTAAAGGCATCTGCTTTGGCTAAGTTAACTGCTTTGGGATTGACTGCTGACGAAATCAAGGCAATAGTAGGTGTTTAAATGGAATGGAAAATAACAGGAATTGAAACAGATGGTGATTTAATTACCCAAGCTCACTACTATGTTTCATTGTCAGACGATAAAAACACAGTAGATCATCAAGGAACACACAGTTTTTACAATCCTCAGTTAAAAACACCATTGTCTGAGGTCAAAGAGAAAAATGTAATTGATTGGATCATCCAAGAAACTAGCCAAGATGGGATAAATCTTATACAATCCAATCTAGAAAAACAGCTAGTGCAGAAGGAAAAAACCGACTTGCCTTGGGTTTTCAAGACTTTTAAACCTACCATAGGATAAAGCCATGACGATGCCTACCCAAGATCAATTAAAAGAAATGTTTGAATACCATCCTGATGGTTATTTAATCTATAAAATTGGTCGTGGAAAAATGCAAAAAGGCGATAAAACTGGAAATGTTAACCAAAATGGGTACAAGAATATAAAAATATATTCGCATTTGTACAAAGAACATAGGTTAATTTATTTTATGCACTATGGCTATTTACCTAAGTATATTGACCATATTGATTGCAATAAATTAAACAATAAAATAGAAAATTTAAGAGAAGTTAATTATTCTCAAAATAACTTAAATAGTAGCCTAAGAAAAGACAATAAATTAGGCATTAAAAATGTATCATGGTGTTCAACACATGAAAGATACAGGGTTTCAATGAATGTAAACCAAAAAATACGTTCATTAGGTTATTTTAGAGATTTGGAATTAGCTGAATTAGTCGCAACAGAAGGTCGTGATTTATATCATGGCGAATACGCTAGGAGTCATTAATGACTGCTTCAATCGACATTATCACTCGTGCTCTTAAAGATATTGGTGCTCTTGAAGCAGGGGAAACCCCAACACCAGAAGCAGCACAAGATGCTTATGACCTTTTCCAAGACATGCTAGACCAATGGTCTAACGAGTCCATGATGGTCTTTTACAAGACTGAGATCATTTTTCCTGTCGTACAAAACGTCACCCAATACACCATTGGCCCTACAGGTTCAGTTCAAGCTAACTTTGTAGGTTCAATTTCAGGCAATATCCTGACAATTACCTCAATTAACTCTGGTGGCATCAACACAAACATGATGTTGTCAGGAACTGGCATTGCTGCTGGTACTATGATTACAGGCTTTGGCACAGGAGCTGGTGGTCAAGTTAACGAAGCTGGTACATATTCTGTCAACATCAGCCAAACAGTCGCATCTACTACGATCACAGGCTATTACAAACGTCCTTTAACTATCAATTCAGCATTTGTTAGGGTAAACACCACTTCTAATGGAGTTGCCATAACTGGTGGTGGCTTGGATTACCCTGTTTCTGTTCTGAATGTTGAAGAATACGAGATGATTGGTTTAAAAACCTTGAATGGCCCTTGGCCCAAGGCTTTGTACTATCAACCAACTGAGGTTTTGGGTAACCTTTATTTGTGGCCTAATCCTGCTCAAGGTGAGATGCACGTTTTCTGTGACAACATATTCACTAGAAGCACAACCATGTATGATCCAATAGCCCTCCCAGAAGGCTATTCAATGGCTCTCAGATGGTGTTTGGCAGAGCGTTTGATGCCTATGTATGGCAAGGCTAGTCCAACGCAAATAGCCATGATTCAGCAGTATGCAGCACAGGGCAAGAGCACAATTAAGCGTACCAATATGCGTCCTGTGATCCTTGCACGTTACGACAATGTGCTTACCTCTACTAAAACTAGAGATGCAGGCTGGATCCTCCATGGGGGCTTTATTTAAAGGATAAAAATGAGTTCTACTACTTTTACTGATGGAGTAACAGTCATTAGGTCTTCATGGCTTAATGATGTTAATACTGCTACTTATACAGGTGTTTTCCCTAATGCCTCATTGACTACGACCAATTTCACATGGAATGGGTATGCGATACCTGCTCCTAGTGGTGGAACAACTACGTTTTTGAGGAATGATGGGACGTGGCAGACACCCGGTGGCTCTGGCATTGGTACTGTCACATCTGTAGGCACAGTATCAGGTCAATTGACTGGTGGCCCAATTACCTCTACTGGCACTATTGGCTTAGCCACTACTGCTGTAACTGCTGGATCGTACACTTCTGCAAACATCACAGTTGATGCTTATGGACGTATTACAGCAGCTTCTAATGGCTCTGGTGGTGGTTCTACTCCTACATTACAGCAAGTTGTAGCTGCAGGTGGATCATCTACTAACGATGCCACATT